TTGTATGTGAATCTATTTGATGTGATTAGGTTGTTTAAAGAAGATATTGCGACCAGCTCTTGATTGAATTCAATTTTGTAATCCAATGGAACTGAGAATGCTATTTCAGTATCTTTACTCATCCTAACATCAACCACACTAGATATGATTGATACTTCACTATCATCAATCAATTTTGTGATGTTAGAATGTCTAAAGATACCACCAAACAATTGAAGGGTGTTGATATCATAATTGAGTAATGCGCTTCTGATTAAGCTAGATAATGCAGAACCGGATCTATTAGTTACATTTGGATCAAACTTAAAGGCTACTGATAACTGTATATCGATGTAATTTGGATCAAGTAAAACTGGCTCAATCGAGATTACATTTTTAGGTTTTAAATAGTTTTCTAATATATCAGCTTTCTGATCTTCTGATAAGTTTTCATTGTTATATGGTTTGATCGTAATATAAACCTTACCATACTCTGGTGGTCTATGATCTTCACCACCCCATACAGCCATAGTTTGGATGTTAGGATATTCGTTTTGTAAAATAGCTCTGTAATCATCTGGTGTTACTGCTCTATTCTGTGCAATGTACGCTCTTGGAGCATTATACTTAATACTTGATTGAGACTCTCTTCCAACACCACCATCACATGCTGAAACTGTTGTGACTATAATATCTGTGTTACCACTTATAGAGTTTAATGAAAACGTTCTTGCTCCATTAATATTATCCTGACCAACAACAATGTATCCTAAATTAATAATGTTACCTAGGTTTAGACTCCTACCAATAATACCATCACCAAATATAATCTCGTAAAATCCTTGACGACTTTCCTCCAAGTAAAAAATGTTACTTGTTGGACCAATATTTACAATGTTAGTTGATTTAGTATAAGTTACAGATTCAGTTGACTGATATGATGTAGCTACTGAAACATCAATATAGTCAGTATCCACTGTAGCATCATAGCAGTAGTATTTTTCTCTATTAGACTCGTCATAAATATACTGTCTTTGTTCCCATGTACCTTGTATAATCTTAACATCATTGAAGTACCATGTATTAGCTACAGGTGTAGCTTCCATATCTTCAGCTACAGATAACTTATGAGACTTATTATTGAATTCAGTTGTTACTATAGTACCCTTTCTAAGTATATAGATTTGTGGTATCATATCACCGTTACCATCAGGTACAGCATTCCATGAAGGTTGACCAGTTTGATCTAATTGACCATGGATAGTTATATTAACAGTTGCTGTAGCTGCTGATGTTGAACGGGGAGTGTAACCTAATAGTTTTGCGTGACTTACCACAGACTCTCTTAACTGAGCTGTGTCTAAGAAAGCCTCGTTTAATGCTAGGTTAGCATTCACAGCATTAGCATGAGTAATATATGCCATTATATCCATAATGGTATTAACTGCCGAGCCTTTATAGTTATAATCTGCTACAGCACTATCTTGAGCTTGCATAAATTCAATAAGATTAGCCTTAATCCCATCAAAATCCATATCTGCTAAATTAATTCTTCTTGCCATACGTTACCTCAATCTCTCTATCGATGTAGATATATCTACTAGTTGTTGTGATGTTAAGACTTCTATAGTTACGGTTATGCTAACTGCATTATTATCAGGCTTTGTTCTGACCTGAATATTTAAAATCCTAACTCGTGGTTCATCTCTCTCAATTGCGTGTTGAATATCATTGGATATTGCTAGCGCTGTAATATGATCTATATTCTCAAATAAGTAGGCTGATAAATTAGCACCAAACAAGGGATCAAAAACCTTTTCACCATGATTAGTTCTAAGGATATTTAAAATGCTTTGTCGTATAGCTGCTGAATCTGTCATGACTGCTACATCATATTCGATATTCGGATTAGCTTTCATAGCGAAATCTAAGTCTGAATATTCTCCGGTACGTGCTGTCGTTATATATGCCATGCTATTATTTATATGGTTTACGGCCTAGTTTTGTTTAAATCAATGCGTTTAGAATCAAGATCAATTGCATCTTTCTTAATTGTTAGTACTGATCTAGAATCTACACTATTGAAATCCAAACCATCTGAGCCACTCCACCAACCATCATCATTTCTTTCCCAAGCAAACATATGGATGTTCTCTGCAGTAGCTACTATATCACCAGTCTTACCAGCTTCCCACTTATTAGCAAACCACAAACCACCTTCAACTTCACAAGCATCTTGACTAGTCATGGATTTGTCTTCTTGGTTGCCAATATAGCATACTCCAGTCTCTTCACAACTGTCTTTATCAAGGATTGTAGATACAATACCTGTTCCAGTTACTCCATCAGCTGTTGCCAAGAATGTCTGACCCTTGACATTTGCATCAGCACCTAAAGCAGTAAAATCAGTATCACCAGGATATGTAATATTATATGTTGTA